ATATTGTAAACGAAGCTGTTGTTTCAGATTCCAATGATAGTCCGGTAGAAATTGAACTATCAAATCTCAATGCCAGTGATGGTATCAAGAAAACTATTAGAAGCGAATTTAAATATATTTTAGATTTATTGGATTTTGATAAAAAAGCACATGAGATATATCGTAACTGGTATGTTGATGGTAGATTGTATTACCATAAAATTATTGATTTAAAGAATCCTCAAGAAGGTATTCAAGAACTTCGCTACATTGACGCTACTAAAATGCGTTATGTAAGAAAACAAAAGAAAAATGAACAGAAGCAGCTGAATAAACTCAATCCTCTGAAAAATGATCCAATGGATTATGATTTCCCAGAGTTAGAAGAGTTTTACATCTACAATCCTAAAGCTAATACAAATTCAGGGAATATGGGAGCTCCTGGTGCAGGAATTAAGATGGCAAAAGATGCTGTCACCTATTGCACTTCTGGACTTGTAGATAGAAATAAAGGACAGACTCTTTCATATCTTCATAAAGCAATCAAATCTCTAAATCAATTGAGAATGATTGAAGATAGTCTTGTAATCTATAGACTATCAAGAGCACCTGAACGTAGAATTTTCTACATCGATGTTGGTAATCTTCCTAAGCAAAAGGCAGAACAATATCTGCGTGACGTTATGATGCGTTATCGCAACAAACTTGTATATGATGCAAACACTGGAGAAATTCGTGATGACAAAAAATACATGTCGATGCTTGAGGACTTCTGGCTTCCCAGGCGTGAAGGTGGAAGAGGAACCGAAATCACCACTCTCCCTGGCGGACAAAACCTGGGTGAAATCACTGATATTGAATACTTTAAGAAGAAATTATACAGGTCCCTTAATGTTCCACCATCAAGAATGGATGGAGAAGGTGGGTTTAACTTGGGGAGATCTTCTGAGATCCTAAGAGATGAACTCAAATTTACCAAGTTTGTTGGTCGTTTAAGAAAGAGATTCTCTAACATGTTTAATGACATGCTGAGGACCCAATTACTCCTGAAGAATGTGATTACTCCCGATGATTGGGAGTCAATGAGTGAGCATATTCAATATGATTTCTTGTATGATAATCACTTCTCCGAATTAAAAGAGGCAGAATTGATGAATGAGAGACTTGCTCTTGTTGCAACTGCAGAACCATATGTCGGCAAATACTATTCACAAGATTATATTAGACGTAAGATATTGCGTCAAACCGACATTGAAATTCTTGAGCAGGATAAATTGATTGAAAATGAAATCAAAAATGGTATTATACCAGATCCTGCAACCATTGACCCAGCTACTGGACAACCACTAGAATCAGAGGCAGGAGCAGCAGAAATGGATCTTGGTCAACCTCAGATGGAACCTGAAATTGATGCCTCTGCTGTTGAACCTGTAGAACTACCTAAGGGTGGGGAGATATAAATAAAAATAAATTTGTACTATGGAAACCATGGATGAACTCCTAGATAATATTATCACTGACGATTCACCATCTCAAATTAGTGATGCCATTAAGGATATGCTTTATGCAAAAACTGCAGAAAGAGTAAATTCCTATAAGCAAACTGCTGCGAATGCTATTTTTAATAATGGTTTTGATGCAGAAGAAGTCTCTGACACAGAATTAGAGTCAAGTGATGGCGTTTAAATTATAAATAACTTATAAATGAACTTTAGGAAATAATGGCCCGTCTTAATCCGGTAGATCCTGCCTTTACAAGAACAACAAATTCTGGTTCCCAGAAGTCTGATGCATTTGCCCATAAGACCGATGCAATTAGAATTGTTGCTATTGGTAATGATGCATATGTTTCAATTGGAAGTGAACCAGAAGCTGGACCAACAAATTTCTTAGTTACTGTAGGAGAACCCGAGATTCTTTCTTTAGGTGCTCCAAAAAACCAAAGAGTTGTTGGAATTACTACTGGAGCAACTACGGTTGTATCTTTGCCAGAAGGAACAGGTTGCCCATTTAATGTTGGAGACACGGTTTCATTGACTGTAACTGGTCAGTCATATTATGACTTTTCTCATCAGTCAATAACTGCAGTGAATACTGGAAATAGGGTTGATGGTTACACACCTAAAGTTACTGTTAGTTATAACAGTACAGGTATTGCTACAGCTCTGAGTGCTGATAGTGCAGCATCTTTAAGAAATTCTCTTAAAATAGCAGCTGAGTCAAGAACAGGATCAGGTTCTGTACATTGTCAACAAGTTCAAAACGCAGGTTAGTAGAAAACTATGAAACTTATTAGAGAAGAAATCGAATCAGTAAAATTTCTAGTTGAGACTACTAAGTCTGGCAAGAAGTCATTATATATTGAAGGAGTTTTCCTTCAAGGCAACATTAAGAACCGCAATGGTCGTATGTATCCCATGGAAACTCTCCGCAAGGAAGTTTCTCGTTATAATGAATCGAATGTTCAGTCAGGCAGAGCACTTGGAGAACTTGGACACCCCGATGGTCCTACTGTAAACCTCGACAGAGTTTCACATAAAATTGTATCACTTAGAGAAAGTGGTTCAAATTTCATCGGTAAAGCAAAGATTTTGAATACCCCTATGGGTAAGATTGCTTCTGCTTTAGTTGAAGATGGAGTAAAACTTGGTGTTTCCTCCAGAGGTATTGGTTCACTCAAAACTACAAAAGAGGGTGTCAATATCGTGGGTGATGATTTTATGCTAGCAACTGCTGCTGATATCGTCGCTGATCCTTCTGCACCTGATGCATTTGTTGAAGGAATTATGGAAGGAAAAGAGTGGGTTTGGGACGGCGGACTTCTCCGTGAGAGATATGCAGAACAAACAAAAAATAGAATAAATACACTCGTTGACCAGAAAAGACTGGAAGAACATAAGTTAGAGTTATGGAATAACTTCCTATCTAATCTTTAGTTTTATAAATAAATATAGTTTTTAATACCCGGCAATAACGGAGAGTTCAAATGTCCCGTGGAGATTTACAAGAAATGGAAGTAAAGACACAGCAATCCAAAACTGCTGTCAATGCGAATGCTGGAAAAGCAGACCCCATGCCTACGATGTCAGATCCTGGCACTCAACTTGCAAATGTTGAGGATTTGGGTGGTCCTACTCCAGAAAACTACAAACCCGATGATGACTCAGCTAAACTGAGCACACCTGGTGGAACCCTTAAGCAAGTTAAGGATGTAGTCACAAAGAAAGCTGGAAAAGCAGATCCTATGCCATCGGGTATGAAGGCAGAAGAAGCAGAGATTACAGACGAAGTAGTTGCAGAAGAAGAAACTACAGAAGAAGAAGTCGTCGCTGAAGCAGAAGTTACTACTGACGAAGTTGTTTCTGAAGAAGAAGTAACTGAGGAAGAAGTCGTTGCTGAGTATGACATCGAAGAAGATGTCAATGCTCTTCTTGCAGGCGAAGAACTTTCCGAAGACTTCCAAGCAAAAGCACGCACAATTTTTGAGACGGCAATCAATTCTAAGGTTGCTCAAATCAAAGAACAACTAGAAGCAGCATACGAAGAAAAATTCGTAGAAGAAGTTAATGCTGCTAAAGAGTCACTCGCAGAGCGTGTCGATTCTTATCTTGAGTATGTCTCTGATGAGTGGTTCACTGAGAACCAACTCGCAGTTGACTCTGGTCTCAAGACTGAGATGACTGAATCATTCCTCTCTGGAATGAAGAGTCTTTTTGAAGAACATTATGTATCAATCCCTGAAGAAAAATATGATGTGCTTGAGAGCATGGTAGAAAAACTTGATGACATGGAAACAAAACTCAACGAGCAAATTGAGAAGAATATTTCCCTGAACTCCCGCCTTTCCGAGTCGGTTGCTGAAGGAGTATTAGATCAAGTCTCTGAAGGTCTTGCACAGACACAGAAAGAGAAACTCGCCTCACTTTCCGAAAGTGTGGAGTTTGAAAGTGAAGCACAATATCGTGAGAAGTTAGAAACTCTGAAAGAATCTTACTTCAATCAGAAGACAGTTTCTACATCAGCTAAAACTGAAACCCTTTCTGAGGGTGTAGAGTCTGGATCAGGATCAAATTCTGGTTCTATGGACGCCTACCTCAGAGCATTAGGTTCAACCATTAGCAACTAAACTGAATTTAATATTAATTCAAACCGTAAATTAACCACATAGGTAAAAAGCAAATGTTCCAATCAGAACAGTTGCAGGAAAAGTGGGCACCTCTCCTCAATCATGAGGGTCTCGATAAAATCGAGAACAACCATAAGAGAGCCGTAACCGCAGTCCTGCTCGAAAACCAAGAAAAGTTCCTTAGAGAACAACAATCATTTAACCAGTCAGGATCCTTCCTGACTGAATCACCTACCAACGCAGTTGGTAATGGTGGTTACACCGCTGGCGGTGACCAAACCGTTGCTGGTTTCGACCCCGTATTGATCTCCTTGATCAGACGCTCAATGCCTAACTTGGTCGCATATGACCTCGCAGGCGTTCAGCCAATGTCTGGTCCTACTGGACTCATCTTTGCGATGCGTTCGAAGTACAAGACCCAAGATGGTGCAGAAACATTCTACGACGAAGTAGATACCGCATTCTCCGGTCAGAACGAAGGATTCGACCTCAGCAACGGCATGTCTG